CAAATATTCTTGCGATCATGTCATTTACTTTGAATCGTGTGTATACAGAATGGTATAGAAATAAAGGGCATGATTTTACGATCACATCTTCTACAGCTTATGATCATAAATTCATTCCTGGAAAGACAACTTATAATTCTATTAATACGATCGTTGATGAGATTTTTGCAGATTATCTGTCTCGTCCGAATGTGAGACAGCCGATCCTTACTCAGTATTGTGATGGGAAGAAGGTGTCTTGTCCGGAATGGATGGCCTTACTGTAAGTGCGTATAAAGTTTTTTCTTTAACACTGAAACAGTGCTATTCTCAACCCATGTCTTCCCTATTTCGGTTCAGATTTCTTAAACATATTCTTTAGAAATGGCATAATTACGTGCTTTTTAAACTTATAATAGATGCTAAAAGGGGGTACTTTTCTGTTTTCCGATTTTTATACAGAAAGTACCCCCTTTTTTGCAAATAGTACCCCCTTTTACAACAAAAAAGTACCCTGTTTTATAGCAAAAAAGTACCCTATTTTTTTGATGTACATATTCAATAAAAAAAGACCAGGGATTTTTATTTTCCTGGTCCTATTTATTAATAATATTTAGCTTTTTCTTCGTCCGTTGTAATTACTTCTACAATGTCTCCTGGTTGGCATCTGCCCATTACGCAGATTTTGTTTAACGTTTCTAAGGTTATGCTTTTCCCCTCTTTAATATTCGTCATTGTTTGCTTGGGAAGTAATTTCTCTTTTTGTATTCTCGTCTGGTTATATCCCTTTTCTTTCAGCATCTTAAATACGTCTATCTTATATCTTATCATTTGTAGATCCTTCTTTCTTTTCGTAAATTAACGACTGTGCTACATATCCTGCTAAGATCATCTCATTATCTTTCTCGAATCGTTCATCTTCCATGATTTTTGATAACATTTTTTGAATTCTTCCATCATTTACATGATAAATTTTGAAATCGACTTTTTTATAAATCTCTAGAAGTTTCTTCTTAACCGCTGCTGCGTTTTTCGCACCTAAAATTCCTTTTAAATAATATTCATTTTTTATCATCTTATCCCCTAGATCCGCTAAATATCTTACAGCCATTCCTGCTGCAATATTATATTCATCTTTACCAGAAAATTCCCACTCATCATATTGTTTTAAATTTATATGGTATCTCAATGTCATATAAGCTTCTTCAAAATGTTTTCCTGTTTGTTTCTCGTTCAGATATTCTAATGTAGACCATCTCAAATTAAATTGTCGCTGTCCTTTAAATGTCTCGCCTTCCATTGCGGTTTTCTTAATTTCCTCTATTGTAGATTCATCAATTATTTTCTCTATCGAGCGATCAGCATTCTTCCAGAAGTAATCAAAATACGCTTTCTTATATTTTGTTAAGATTGCATCCTTTGTATCTCCAAAATATGCTTTCATAAGATTGCCATCGAAGAAATACGAATTAAAAAGTCTTTCCATTTTTCTTACATCCGTTATTTCTTCATAATAATTCACACTTGATAGCTCTGCATTCTCAATTTGCATATAATTTTCTAGTAGAATCCCATTTCCTTTTCTTCCTCGTTCCCTTAGATCGTTTGTATATTTAGCAATTTCTTCATAATCATATATGCATATTTCTCCTCTATTATTAAATCCAGGAACAAGTACGATCGCATCCATCATTTTTTCTGGTCCATCTTTAAATACGTTATATGTATATACGTTCCCTTTTGTAATGTATACGATATTTTTTCCTTGCTTTATAATTCCTTTTAATAGATTGTACACACATACATACCAGTATGCTGTTTCTTTATCTACCAGTCCGTCGTCAACTTTCAGTGATCTTCGCACGGTATATGGCTTTTTTTGATTTGCTGCATAAAAAATATTGTTTCCCATACCTTCTGGAGCTTTAAATATCGTTTTATTTAAAGCTCTGTTTTTTAAATATTCTTTTCCATCTTTTATACAGTCTTCTATATCTTTTGTATAAAATATTTTTAGATAATCTTGCTTCTCTTTTTCAAAATTATTGTAGTTTTGTTTTATCCATGTTACAAAATCTTTATTTTGTCCCTCTGGATCAGTCTTTTCAAAAAAATTATCAATAATTTTTTCCGTTAATCTGTCCAGGTGCCTGCAAAAGAATGTGTATTTGTTGTTGCTGCTAATCTTTTTCTTTAGATCTACTGTTTTATTTGTAGATATTAGATTTGAGTAATAATCCATTTTTACATATTCTTCATTCTCGCAAAACTTTTCTGGTGTCAATATCTTGTATTGTAATTTTTTGTTTAAAATAACGTAGACCGCATTTTTGGCTACAATATGATTTTCTACCGCCAGTTGCTCCAGTTTTTCTTTCCCTATTTTTTCTATAATTCCATCTACCATCTATTCGCCTCTTTAATCTTCTCTAAATTCAAAGTTATGTTCTCTATACCATGTTTTTACTTTTTCAATTGTTTCCTCCCTTGGCTTACTTTGAATGTCAGTACTCCATCCTTTGTTATATTTATCACAGAACAATGTATATTCAATTCTACCTCTATCAATTTCTGCAAGCCATGTCAGATCATCACTTATATCTCTTGCTATATCAATGCCCTCAGAAAACAAGATTGCTGTATCGTTTTCTGTATAATCACTTAAAAAGCGAATATGATCCCGACTTACAACGTACATTTCAAGTATGTCTCCTAGCGGAATATCTCCTGCACGAAAGTTTATCCTTTCTTCAAAGAACAGCATATTTAAACATTCTATTGTTGTGCGTCTTGCTTGATATAATGCATCTTTATATTTGTCGCAACTTTTTCTACACCATGTTTTGTCGCTTGCCCTAAAAACTCTAGCCGCAGTTTTAAGATTTTCTTCTGTTTTTAGTTCTTTTAGCAAGTCTGTTTTGTATTTGTTCTGTCTTTTTTCTAAAATCTCAATCATTTTGCAAATTTTTTCATTTTTCATGTTCAATACTCCTTTTTGATTACCAAATTTTTGATGCTGTTACTGTGTTTTTGTCAATAAATTCAATATCATAGTCATTTTCTTTCCAGTATTCAAGGAGTGATTCTCTAAATCTACTTATATCTCTTTTTTCATCATAATAGAAATCTAAATGAATATCCTCTCGTTCTAAGAAATTTCTTTTTGCCAATTCTGTTTCATATTTAGAAGTAACAATTTTACAATTATCAATGAACCATTTTGCTTCAGTTCTGTTTAGTACACTTCTCTTAACTAGCTTAAAATCATTTTCATCACAAATTTCAAGCACTTTCTTGCGAATATCATTCGCCCATTTTACTTGTTTCGGGGTTCCTGTCAGCTCCTTTAATTCCATCTTCGCTTCCCTCCATGCTCTTTTTAATCCAGAGGAAATTGTCATTTTTAATTTTCTAACATACTCCCATGCTTTTTTCATGATTTTGCTAAGATTATATTTTTTCATTTCAATTTCCTCCGCTTTCATTTATAATTTAAAATTTCTGAACATCTGTTACTTTCATGTCAAAGTTTTCTTCATATTCTCCATGGTCTTCTGTAATCTCAAAGAAAATTTGTACTTCATATTCATTAGAATCTGTAGCTGTATATACAACATTTCCATCCTGCTTGACGTTTTCTGTTACTCCATCGTCAAAAACGGAATAATAACCATTTTCTTCCATGACGTTATCTAACTCTGTGAAGCTCATTTCCTCGTTTAATAATCCTTTTTTGATTTCTTCTACGTTTAATTTTTTCATAATCGTTATCTCCTTTTTTCTTTATTTACTGCTCTTCTTTAACTGTCTTTATTATACCCTAATATTAGGGTAAAGTCAACATTTTTTATTTATTTTTTTGCATAAAAAAAGACCAGGGATTTCTCCCCGGTTTCATTATTTTTTTCTGTTTGCATACAATGCTTTGCACGTCTTTTTGCCACAGTAAGATCCTGCTGTGCTCCATCCTAATCGTTTCCAATATCTCTTAAGCTGTGCGGTTGTCATTTTGCCCCAAATACCATCTATTTCGATATTTGTTCCTGGTGTTAATTCGTTCAATTTTTTCTGCATCCATTTGATCGCACCTTTATCGGACGTCTTCTTTACTGTTGTATATTTCTCTGGATCATACGCTGGTCTTGCAAATCCGCGGATTACACTCTTGCTTCTTGTTCTTCTCATTACTGCACCGCCGTTATCATCGCTACTCTTAGATGTATTTCCTTCAATTGTCGTATATGTTCCATCCTTGTTTGCTTTTTCCACAATTCCAATATGACTCGCTCTTCCTTTTCCAAAATCCATCAAGCAGAGATCGCCTGCCTGTCCAGTTGAGTGCCAGCGATCATGTTTTTTGTAATAATTCTCTACATCCGGACAATATGCTGTTTTTTTGCCCCCGAAGAACAGATCGGATGCATTACACATCCTAAAGATATCCCATACAAATGCGCAGCACCAAGGATAAGAACTCCCTTTTACACTGTGCCCATAGTAATCTGTATTAAATTTTACATTATTGCTGTTTGCTGGGTTTTCTTTTGTTCCAATGTAGCTTTTTGCTTTTTTAAGAATTGTGCTTGCTTTTGCCATTTATTCTTCCTCCTCATCATTTTCCAGAATATCCGTCTGGTGCTCTACCTGTGATCTAATATTTTTCACTAATGGTTTTAAAAATCCTGGAATTGGAACACCGATATCTTGGATATTCTCCAAAATTGATATCACCTCATTACATGTAATCCAGATCGCCACAATGCTTGCAATCAAAAACTGAACCTTTATGTCAATTCCTATTTGTGCAGTTGAATACTTAATCATTTCATCGACGATCGCACCAACTACGACAAGCAACCACATTGCAATCTTTTTAAATATTCCACGAATAGATCTATAAGAATTTATATCCTGGTTTCTAAATTTGCTTGCGATCAATCCAGTTCCATAATCAACCAGATTGCTTGATACCATTAGTCCGCATGGAATTGCTAATATTCCTAACAAAGACGATAAGAATGCCAATATTCCCGTTATGATTGCTTTAACATAATTTGCCTGTTCCATATTTTTCTTCATGACCTCACTTTCCTTTCCTTAAAGAAAATTTAATTTTTGCATAAAAATAAGACCATTCCTGGTCTTTCTCTAATTCTTATCATGTTGTTCCTCTGTCTTTCAACTGTTTATGTGTATAAGTCGCTAACTGTTTGTGTGTATAATTTTTGTTTAAGTAATTATGCATAACAATCGTTACAGAAATCTTTACTTTTCCATTTACAACAACGGGATTTGGAGACAATTCAACTTTTTCAATTTTTATCATTAAATTACCTCCATCTTCTCCCTGTTTTTTATAATTTCATCTGCAATTTTTAATTCTATTTCTAAGGTGTACATCCTGCTTTTTTGCACTGGTTGTATTTTTGCATCAACATAATAACCATTTTTCTCTTCGTCTTTTTCGATTGTACAAACGCCTGCTGCCTCTTGCTTGCCATTATGCAACAACGAAAATTTTGCATCCTTTATCACAAAATAATCATATTGACCTATTGAATGAACAAAATACTTTACATGTCTGTCCTCTCCTAATATGAAAGTTATCATCTTTGTACCTCCTTACATTTTGGGTACATCCTATTGAAGCATATTTTCCTTTCAACTTTTTCAAACAAGTATCCGGAAAGTGGCAACTGATGCACGCAAATGTTTTCACCTTTTACAGTATATAATAATCTTGTTATAAAGCTTTGGTTTCCTGCTTCGTCCTCTGCTATTACTTCGATCACATATTCTCCATCTATATCAAGTGGGACTGGTACATTCCACCAGTCCCCTTTGCTATGATCATAATTCACTTCTATGCCATCGACCTTTCCGAATACTCTTTTGACCATACTCATCTCCTAGTTTGTAACTTCTACACTGATCACGAATGTTTTTCCACAATCTACTGGATTTGGTGTAATCGTTACGCTCTTAATCGTAGGTGCCACTGTATTTAACGTAACGGTACGTGTTACTGTAGTTGTCTTACCAGCACCATCTTTTGCGACAACTATAATTGTGTTTGTACCTTCTGCAAGAGTAAGAGCCTTGTTGAAACTTCCATCGCTTCCAACTGTGACTGCTTCTGCTGCTCCAGAATTAAGCTTAACTGTAACTGTTACAGGACTTGATGTTGCATCGTTGGTTGTACCTTTTACTGTGCATGCAGACTGATTTGTAACAAGTTTGTCCGTTGGGCTGGACAACGTTAATACAGGTGGAACTGTATCTACCTTAAATGACGTTGAGCTTGTAGCTGCTGCATTTCCATCATAATCACTTGCATCAAGTTTGATTGTGTGACTACCATCAGATAATGCTGTTGTCGGTGTATATGTACACTGATATCCTCCGGTGATTGCCGTTTTGGCAATTGAATCTCCTGTTATTTTTGTTTCACTATCAATCGTAATTCCAATTGTTGCCGGATTAACTCCTGAATCTGCATCTGTTACCTTCCAGGTAATCGTTGGTTTATTATTCGTTAAGTATGTTCCAACTGTCGGTGCTGTTATCGCAATAATAGGTGCAACTTTTTCTTTTACTTGTAAACGTAAAGATTTTCCAAGAGTTGCATCTGCTGCATCTTTTGTTGTTATGTTTCCTGCAACATCGGTTGCTTTTACTGTTACTCCGTAATAATGTCCGGATTGATTGTACGAGCTCTTAGACGGAGCTGTTACCGTAGCTTCATACTTTCCACTTGTACTGTTAAGTGTTAACGTATACGTTTGACCGTTAATAGTCGCTTGTACTGTTTTTACAGCCATATCTTTTTCTCCTTTTTATCTGTTTTTATTCAATAGCACAACTAAATTCTGACTTAAAAGATGCACTTGTAACTCAATATGCCGAATTGAATGGTACTGGAAACAACTATTTTTATGTTGATCGTAAACAAGGTTATCGCTTGAGTTCTGCGATATTGCATGTATATGATACTGGTTATATACGTGTTGAAGCAATATCTCAGGAAGTTAACAATGAGAATTGTTATGTGTTATGGACAAATAATAGTTATCCACAAAACAAAAAAATTGGCTGTGATCTTGTATGGATCAAAGAAAACTTCCTATGGAATTAAAATATTTTAATTTGACTTATAGCATATAACTTCACAAGGACATCCTTGATATGCAGAAGGGATTTCTATCAAATATAATTCTTTTCCATACAATGCCATGCCTAATACGTTATAACGCCATTGATCATACTTTTTCACTCTTATAGCTACTGGCACCATGTTATCGGGCCAATTGGCATGAATGATACCTTCTGAGTTATTAGGTGTGGTCATATTGCCTAAAAACTGTATTATGCTTTTTGTATCAGAATTTAGTTGTGCTATTGATATTTAATTTTTCATATTTTTTTAACAAATACATGGAGATCTGCTCCTAAATTTAATTTTTTGCATAAAAATAAAATCTCCTTCCCTTTTTAGCAGATTTAATAGTTTATATATTAGATTGACTATTATTCTTTAAGCTGCATAACGAATATATTCATATTCAATCATATCGTCCGAAGCATCATAGTATGTACCAGCAGTCATATTAATGTCTGCATGACCTAACAAGATCGCAACATCCTGAAGCGGCATACCTCGTTTAATCAATTGCGTACATAACGTCCGTCGGAATTTATGCGGATGTGCATATACATTACATGATTTTCCTAAATCTCTTACAATTCGCTCGATTCCGTCTTTTTTTAATTGATTATATGGATGCCTCTTAGAAACAAAAAATGAAATATTATTATCTTGTCTGGTTTCTAAATATCTATTAAGATAAATCATTGCTTGGTCCGATATAAACACCGTTCGCTCTTTATCTCCTTTACCAATGATCCGCACTTTCTTTCGAATAAAATCTATATCGTTTAGCCTTATACTGCTTAGTTCTGAGACACGACAACCTGTAGATGCTAACATCTCTATCAACGCCCGATCGCGAATATCCGTACATGCTATACGCATACGTTCCATTTCATCAGCTGTAAACGCCTTCTTCTTTTTCTTTGTTACTTTGATTTTCTTAATTTTTCTGGTCGGGTCCTTATCAATGTACTCCTCATCAGCCAGCCATGAGAAAAAGGATGAAATAGCAGATCGCTTATTGTTAAGAGATATATTCGATATACCTCTACTTTGTTTGTATGCATATAGAAAGTTTCTGATATCTGTTGCATCAATATCTTTTACTTCTTTATATGTAAAAAACTCTGCAAATTGTGTTAAATGCAGATTGTACTGTTCTATTGTCCTCTTTGATTTGTTTTCAATAAGCAGCGTGGCTAAGAACATATCTTTTAACTTCCGCATGCTATCATTGTATTCTGCCAATTCTGTTGTTTCTTTCTTAATCTGCACATCTCTGAGTTCTTCTACTAAGACTTGCCCAAGAAACTCCAGATCATTTTTTCTAATTCTGCTGCCCATTTTGATTAAAATGTTGTTTATAATTTTGTCACGCATTATTTCAAATCTCCTTCGTAAGTTATGCGTGAAATTATACTCTTTTCCGGTTGCGGAGTTATCATCACTCCGCAACTAAATTCTGACTTAAATAACAGAATAGAATTTACAATTACTAGCATAGATTCAAAATATGCATTCACCGGAAACAGTTATAAACATAATGGAAAAGTATATATAAATGGATATTTCCATTGCAATTCTCCTAGTGTTGGGATTACAACTTGTTTTTTTGTTCCAGAAGGTTTTAGACCTAAAATAAAATGCGGATCGGCTTGCTATACCGATGATGATGTTAATTTTAATAATATTGGTGCTGTTAAAATTGACACAAATGGTGATATAACAATATATTTTCCTACAGTGTACTCAAGATGTGTATATACCTCCATAGTATATGATATAGATTAATTTAATTTACGATAAATCATAAAATTAATCCTAACAGCACCGTTTGTATCACTGGATAATCCTATGTTTATATTTAAATTTGTATTATCCCATTGTAAAGCAGCACCTGTTACCAGACCTTGATACGCATTCCAATCACCGTTGCAAGCTGCTATATATAACTTTTCGTTATTTATGTCTGATATTTGCATGCCTAATGCTTTTGCAATTTCAGACTGACATCTTTGCCAGTAAATCATTTTGTTGCTTGTTCCAGAAAATACTTTTGATAAAAATGCTCTTTCAGAATTTAGCTGCGTAATAGCATTAGCATTTGCTTTCATTTGTTTATCGATAATATCCATGTTGCTGTTTTGTACATCGACATCATAAAAATCTGTTCCGTCCGGTTTTTCCAATCCATAATTCGTTGTCTTCGTTGCCATCTTCATTCTCCTTTCAGAACAGTATTTCTAACCTGTTCATGTGTGTATTTTTTCAAATAATCATGTGTAAATGCATGTAATGTTTCGTGCTGGTTGTATCGTAACCCTATGTCCATTGTCATGTTCATCGGAACAATTTCATCCATTAATTTTTCAAAATCAGCATACATTTGCTTCCTTGTTAGTTCCACTAAACATTTCAGTTCCATTTCTTCTGGCAATACTACCAGTGTATAATTTCCATTGCCCAGTAGATTATTTAAGCGATTTAAGAGATCGTTGTATGTATATGGATAATCGTCGTACCATTTTATTAGCACTCTAAATCTTCGATCTTCCAGGCTATCTGTATCCTGCGGCTGTATTTTTAGGATTTTTTCTCGTCTCGATATTCCGTATTCGGTTGCTGTGCGAATACAAGTATCAAGATCTCTATCCCTTATTTCTTTTTCCAGGCGTTGCCCAACCTTTTCTTCTGCTGCATAAATTGCCATGATTTCATCTATGTTCTCTATTGCTGCCGGGATTTCTAACTGCATGACACCGCTCCCTTTATTGGTATTACATTTTCTTGCAACGTAATGTTTTCAGTACCGCCATTTATGAGTACGTTTGTTACGTCTGTAATTCCGTCAATATTGTATATCGCGTTTTCTATTGCTGCCCTTCTCACAATAATCGAAGTTATATCAACCCATGTTTTTCGCAGTGATAACATATATTCTTCGATCGCATCTTCAATCTGCGTTTTCAAACCTTCTGCTGAGTATCCAGTATCGTAAGTCGCTACTGCTGATACATTTACTGTATACTCATTTACGGTTGATATGATCACAGCATGACCTATCGGAGCAATTCCAATTCCTTCTCCATGATTTTGTACCGGATCTACTTGCGTCTGTACTGAATCTATCAGCTCCTTCGATGCTTTTCTGTATTCATCTGATATGATAACAGTTGATATACTGCTGCCTTTTCTCCTGTATGTCTTTTCTCCACCAACTCCATCGATCGCTTCTACTTCTTCTTTGTAGTATGCTTTGTTTCCTGCAAACGGTTTAATTCCAAAAGAATCTTCTATTCGCATCCTGTAAGATTCTTCATCTTCTTCGTCTGTTCCTGGAACCAATAATTTCGTCAACTGTGCATCTTCTAACTCGTCGATGTCGTCCAGGCACATAAGATCTCCGGTCCATCCATTTGGTTCTGTTCCTGCATCTTCACATTCCAGTCTATACTTATGTTCTTCTTCATTGATCACATCTGTTACAATGTAGTTGTAATCATCTCCGCTGAATTCCGTTCCAATCGGTACAGTTGCATTAAATACACCTTCAAATTGTGCTGGTGTTGCTTCTTCTATGTACACACCTTTTTCTTGTCCGAATCTTACCAAATGATCCAGATCAGCAGTGTCGCTGTACTGATTATCAACAAGTGCCGACAATTCTGTATATACTTCTTCCAGTCTTGCTCCGTGTTTTGCACATGAGTGATAAATTAGTGATCCCTCAGATGTATCCAATCCATCTGGCATTTCTTCCATCATTTCTTCCATGATCACATCCATTGTCATATCTTCATACATCTATATTCATCTCCTCATCTCCATACTCTGTTAGCAATCTGAATTTTATATTCATTGTTTCTTTGCTTCTGTCTACTTCAAGATCTGTTATGCCTGTGATATAGGCATTCGGTTCCAAGCATTCTGTTATGAGTCGATTTATCTCGCTTTTTACATATTCATCAGAATGCGTATATCCTATCAAATCATTGATTTCTGATCCGTATTCCCACGAATACTGCACAAAACGATATCTTTCAATTTTAATTGTAAAATACGCCCATACAGCTAACGCTCTTGCTCCTTCTGCTATTTTCCCATTTAGTTTTCCAGAAGAGAAATCAATATCATATTCTTTCGGATAATATTCAATTTCTTCTTCCTCTTCTAATTCTTCTGTATCTTTCTCAAACGGAAACATTACGCACTCACCACCTTGCATATAACTACATATTCTTCATCGTTTATCTGTACGATCAGAACTTTATCTCCATTTTTCAGAGATAATCCTTCTGTAATTAAATAATCATCTTTGTCCAATTTCTGTCCATGATGGATTACTTGTCCATCTGAGACATAAGCAATTTCAATTGATGCCGGATTATCTTTTTTTCCTTGTTTTCTCATAACTTCTAACATTCTTTCATATGCGTTCATTACAAGATTCTCCTTCCCTGCATCCAATGTTTTGCATAGTAACCATTTTGTAAGCTACTTATTCTTACTCCAGCATTAGAACAATGAATAAATTTATTAGATCCGATGTAAATGCCAACATGCGATGGTCCTGCTTTGTATGTTCCCTGGAAGATTACAAGATCTCCTTTTCTCAGATCTTTTTTCTGTACCTTACTTCCTCTTGTCGCCTGAACGTTTGCACTTCTTCCTATCTGCTTCCCTGTCGCCTTTCGAAATACAAATGACGTAAAACCTGAACAATCACTTTTTCCCAAATCAGGTGACGATGCTCCAAATACATAGTTTACTTTTCCTATGTATTTTTTGGCTTTTGATATTACTTTATCTGCTTGCTTGGTATCAACTTTCTTTTGTTTGAATCCTGTTCCATTTCCTATGATCGCATATCCTGTTCGTTTTCCAAATCTGTTGCACTGAGCTTTTGTTTTCATGAGCAAGTCAAAGTGATACATGCCATTTACAATTTTTATTGCGCCACCACGATCATTAACCTTATGAACTTTTTTATCTCTGCTCGTTTTTGTTCCAAGCACTTGTATTTGCGTTCCATATTTCACAGAACCAGGTGCAGCACATGTATATTTACTTGGATCAAGCTTCTTTCCTTTACAATCATAATGTCCACCCTCCATTTTATTTGATGCCGGATAATATGCTGTAAATAAGGCTTTCACTTTTCTTCCGTTTAATATGCCTGTACTTACAGTTCCAGAACTTGAACTTGATTCGGTATCATCACTTTCTGTTTCCATGATATTTTTAAACGCCAGTTCTAGCGTCATTGTATGGATTCCATTTTCAAAAGTGTGTGAATCATTTTCAATCCAAAAATTTCCGTCAAGTCCAGAATCTACATCGTGAATTTTGATTCCATAACCAGAGATACACCTTATATCTCCAATTGCTGTTAGAGATGCTGTTTTTTCTAATCCTGTTAAGGTATTCTTTGCTTCTTTTTTTCCATTTCCTTTTTCAACAGATAAAGAATCCTGAAATGTTCCATATGTGCTGATCCAGTTTTTATTAGATACTGTACCGATTTTTTTGTTCTTGGAGTTGTAAATTGCAACCTTGTTGATCATGTTATCAGTTGTTTCTTCATAACTTGATTCTGTTATGCCTTCGCTTTGATTTAGCGTAACATCTAACATTTTTCCTTTTTTGATCACTGATAATTGATCACCTTCCATTAAGATCTGGTAGTTTGTTCCTGTTTTTTTTCGGGCTTTTGTATACGCTGCAAGAATCATATTGTAATATTCTTTATCTGTAAAAAGCATTTTCTTAATTTTTACTTTTGTTTTTGCAATGTTTTTTACTTTAATTTTCAGATCTTTGCAAATCAGTCTTGTGATCTGTTCAGGCGTTTTTTTCTTGAATTTGTACGTTCCTTTGCTCCTGGTCAGATACAATAAATAATCGTACGCTGTATAGCTTATTGTACCTGCTTCGCCTTTTCGTTCTCTTTTTGCAATTTTTCCATGAAACTTTTTCTTGGAACCATCATAAAAACAAATAAGATCGCCTGTTTTTATGTTTGGCGTTTTTACATTCGGATCTCCTGCTGGATTTGGAAGAGCAAATTCTAAGGATCGTGCAGATGAATAAGCACTTCCTGACCACGTTACTGTATTAACCAGATCAGATATGTCATTTCCTTTCCATGTAATTTTCATACCGTTATCACCAACTTCGTTCCCTGATAAATATATCTTCCTTTACTACTGCTTCTTCTACCATGTTTTTTTGCCGCTTTTTCGATCACGCTTTTATTTTTTGCATAGATCTTCGAAGCGTTGGCAGATTTTCCTGTTTTGCTCTTGGCAATCTTTTTTAATGTATCTCCAGATCGAACGGTATATTTTATAGTCTTTTTACTCTTTGAGTTTCTTTTCTTTCCAGATTTCTTTTTTACTTTTTTCCCTCCCGATGTTTTTTTCTTTTTTCCTGAATAAGATATTGTGATGTACTCTTTTAAACTGATTGTAAATGCTGCATCTCCTGATCCATCTTCTTCTCCATACTCCAAAGATTCTATAGATACATACTTGTTAAAATCAGCTCTTCCAGTTATCACAAGTGTCGGAGTGATCTTATTCTGTTTCCAGTCCTTTATCTTATTGATGTACGTATATGGATTTGTATTAAATCCTTTGTACTGACAAAAATCATATTCCTGAGCTGGAAAAAAGGAACTTAGCTCTACTGTTTCTAAGTTCCTTTCGCCTAACAGATTTATTTCTCCTTTTCTATGCACATTTTCTGACGTGTTGTTTTGTGACGTTCCGATTTTGAAACTTGATGGCAATACCGGGAACCGGATCTTGTCATTTCCATTGTTTAACCATATTTCCATAACGTTCTCCTTATGCTGGTACTGCTTCTAGTTTGTCTGCAATTCTTTCAGCAATTTTATCAATGTCAGCTTCTTCTCTTACGATGATTGTGTCCGCAAGTTTTTCTATCTTGTAGACTTTCTTTCCTTCATTCCGTGCCATTCTGACAGAATCGTCGTGTGGGTAAACTCTGCTTCCTCTTGGAAGATCTACAATTTCTCCACCTTTCTCATTGATCTGCACAATTCCACCGCTCCAGTTATTTGTTCCTTTTGCTAGCATTGGAATCTTAGGAATATTGATACCGTATTGTTTTCCACCATATTTTCCAGGCACCCATGATGGAATTTTTACACTAACCTTGTTTAATCCACTGATTGCTGTATTCACAAGTCCAATCACTGTATTAAGTGGAGCTTTTGCAATACCAACAAGTGCTTCAAATGCTCCCTTGAATATATTTTTTACTCCATTCCATGCCTTTTTCCAGTTTCCAGTAAATACGCCTGAAATAAATTCTATAATTCCTTTAAATGCTGTTGTGACTCCATGCGCAACATCAATCGTCGATTTCAGCCATCCAGCATATCTTGCTACTACAAATCTCAAAACAATATTAAACGTTTTTTTAAATGCTCCAGAAAGAAATGTTGCTACTGGCCTTAAGCCACTTATAATCTTTCCTGCTCCTTTTCCTATTGTTCCAAATGCTGAACTAGCTGTCTTAGCAATGCTCTTTACAGTTGATCCTAGTTTTTTCGTATCAACGCCTGCTGCATTCAGTGCTGTGACTGCCGTTTTTTGCATATTTTTTGCTGCTGCCGTAATTTTATTCCAATTTTTGTATACCAAAACTGCAGCAATTGCAATTCCTGTCAAAATTAAAACAATTTTTCCACCCGGAGTAATTAAAGAAGCAAAACTTTCTGCCCCTTGGACAGTTTTTATCATTCTTCCGACATTCCAATACAGCGCACCAACTCCTTGTGTTAGTTTCGCGATAATCACGATCGCCGGACCAACTGCCGCTACAATCAATGCTACTTTCACAATAAATTTCTGCGTTTCTGGAGACAACTTCGAAAATCTATCTGTCAACTCGCTGAGCTTGTTCGCTGCCTTTGTTGCTGGCGGTACTACTACCTGTAATACTGCACTTCCAAATACAGTTAATGAATTTTTTACAACATTGATTGTTTTTCGAAGCTTACTCATAGATGTCTGCATATCTTGTAAAGCTTTTTCCGTTGATCCCTGAGCTTTCCCCATCTTTGCAGTCTTCTCTTTGAACGTTTCATACTGGCTTCCAGTCAGTGCCAACGCTGCGGTTAATGCTCTTGAATTGCTAAAAAGCTGAGCCATCTTATTTGACTGCCCACCTGTTTCTTTCTGCAAGATTTTCAGCACTCCCTGCATTCCTTCTGCTTTTATCATAGCCTGACCATTTTCATAACCGTATTTCTGCATCAGTTTGCTCATGGATTCTGTTGGTTTTAACAAACCTGTGAACAATCCTTTCATCTGTGTTGTAACTTCCGCAGTATTGCCAGTAACACCTGTCAAGGTTGCCATAGATCCAAAGAGTTCTTGGTATGACACATTTAATGATTTTCCCAACGGGAATAGCGGTTGCATCGATGCCGCTAATTCTTTATAGGTTGTGACCCCTAATTTCTGAGTCTGAAAAGCCATGTCTGAGATGCTTTGTGCTGTTTTTACATTTACACTGTCATACCCCTTCATAGCAGAGCTGATCAGTGCCACGGATTCCTGTACAGATGATCCGCCACCCTTTGCAGCTTTTGCCGCAACATTGAAAATCTTTTGTGTTTTTGTTCCAGAGTCTCCAATACTGGAAATCATCTGGTAAACTCCTTCGGATATCGTATGCAGTGCTATGCCTGTTTCATTTGATGTCTTGATTGCCATGTTTTTATAGCTTTTCAAGTGATTATGATTATCGAGCAGTGTGTTTACCTGCCCCATATCCTTTTCAAATGTGTCCGCCATTTTTCCAGAAGCGGCCATGATTCCGATAATCGGCACCGTTACCTTTTTTTCCAACGATGTCCCTACGGATTCTAAGTTTTTTCCAGTTCGCTTGATGCTATTTGCCGTTTTCTGGATCTGTCTTCCCTTCGCTTGCATTTCTGCGGTTGCTTTGGAAAGCGGAGAGGAGAACTTATCCACTAAACGCAACGTTGCATCTACAAATCTATTTGCCATTTAGTTGTTCATTCTCCTTCCTTATATCTTCAATCTCCTGATGCACAAAAGCAGCCATGATCATTTGCTCATGACTGCTCATTTCTGTAAAATCTCTTGGTAAAATATTATGAAGACGGAATAACCAGTACATGGTATTGATCTCTCCGTCTTCGTAAATTAGTTTTTTACATCATTCTCTGTTGCTTCGTCTTCCTGGTCCTTGTAAAAATTATTGATTGCATCTGAGATCTCCTGTATCTCTCCATCAAACAATAATTCAGCTAAGTCTTTTGGTGTTGCTGCTCCAAAATGTTCTAAAAGTCTTTCATCTTTTAGGTTTGGTTCTTTTACTCCGTCCATCAATACAAGGAGATCTGAATCATGTGCATTTACCAGGAGTAAGTTTCCTTTCTTGTCCAATGTATTTAATGCACGTTCTCTCAGCTTTCTTTCTTTGACTTTTCGCAGCGTAATCTCTCCATCTCCAGTCAGTCGTTCCATGTTCTTACTGTGATATGTTTTTGTACATTCTTTTGTCAGTTCTTCTTTGTCTACGCTTAATAATTTATCAATTAAATTCATTCTTTTTCTCCTTCTAATCGTCGATTGTATCCAGCATTTCGGCTGTTGTAAATGTAAATGGAATACTTTCTTCTCCTAACTTGTTTGCTTCCCAGTCAACAAGTTTCACTTCGTCGAACGTACAATTCGTCAATTTAACTCGCTCATTTCCATTCACTGTCGGATCATCTAAGTTCGAAATAATCGTGCATGGTGTGTTTTTTCCATTTTTGATATCTGTCAGAATTCTTTTTTTGAAATAAGATGAAGCGTGATTTAATTTCAGCGTTCCGCTTCCTTCGATACCTGTTACTTTTTTTCCTGAATTCAATCTTCCTGTCTGCGGTACGTCTGTTTTTGTAAATTTGATTGTTGCTTCCAGTGCTGTTGCTTGTGCCATATAATCATTATCGACCCATACTTCTCCCCATGAGCCGTTGATTACGTCATTATCTTCAAATGTCTTCATTTGTACCTCCTAAACTACAATGTCTATATTAAAGTTTTCCATTGCGTCAAGAATTCCCATCTGTGAACTTAAGAAAACATTTTCCCCAGTAAGCGCTTTTTTGATCTGATCTTCTGTCATGTTCACAGTGTCTTCGTTTTTGCTCTCTAGGTATTTCTTGTTTCCTTCGATGTCAATTTCGATTGACGCACTTGATAAAATTGTTCTTGATACAAGTCCATCCAAATATTCTTGGCAATTCGCTAATAGTAAGCATTTGTTGTCATAATTATTCGGATACTGCCCTAACCAGTTGTTTTTGATCGTATCTGTAAGATCGGTCGAAACGTGATCCATCACATCAATCATCTTTATTTTTTTAAAATCATCTGTTTTTGTATCTGATACAGTTGTTAATGAATTGATGCCCCTTGCAACACGGATGTAATCACCATCCCTAAACACAATAAACTCCCCTGCATCAATCTTTTCATCCATTTCTTTTTTGGATAATTTTGTACAGCTTTCTGCATCTTCCAGAACTGTGTACGTGCAGCTCATTGTAAGCGGTGTTCCTGCAAGGATTCCTGCAATCCTTGAGCAAAACTTGTCAGCATCATATTCTTCTCCACTAATCGTCACACTTTCAGTCGTGTAGTTGATAATTCCTTCATCGTTCGCTGTTGTATTTGCAAGAACTGCCTTTACTTTCTTTCCTGATTCTCTTTTTTCTTTGATCCATTTCGTTACTTTTGCTTTCTGATCTTCCTGTAATGCTGATCCGAATGTAAGATAATCGAATTTTACATTGTCTAGTTCATCCAGGATCGTATCAAGATCTGCATATTCAGACTGTCCAAAAAAGCAGATTACTTTCTGCGGCTTTTCTCTTCCACCTTCCATTGCAAACTGGATTTGTATTTTTGCATCTTTTGCAATCGAAGCATCCAGATCATCTCCCGGTCTATATTCTTTCGGATTCATTCCAGAATTATTTGCAAGGACTAAGGCAACAATTCCGTTGTCATTTCTCTGTTCAAATGTCTTTGCAAGTTCTCTGAATATAATGTTAATGCTTGGCATTCCCATCGTTTAAGTCCTCCTTCATTTCTAATTCTTTCATTAGCGGTGCATCCGATGGTTTGTATAAGTTGTCTAGGAATTCTGAATCAAACGTGATCCGTGGAACATTTCCACGTTCTCCGGTGTATTCCATTTCAAAATTCATTATCGGAACCTTTTTCTTTTCCGTCTGCATCGCAAATAAAAAGATTTGCTTTATTTTTTCAATATCTTTCAATACTTTGATTTCTTGTCCATGCTCGCCTCTTTCATGCATGAGAACAATTTCTACAGCGTAACGCTGTTGATACCTGTTTTTCGTGTACAGCTCTCCATTTTCTGTGATACGTACAAAGAAACACGGATATTCCATCTGTTCTACGACTCCAAATTCATAGCACGGATAACCAAAGTTCTCATTTAATGCGGCTACGACCGCTTTTTTCATATCATCAATCGTGATCATAGTCCTGCATCATCCTTTACTCTTTGTAAGACTCTTCTTAGTCGTTCTTCGTGCTTTCCGCCCCAGTTTTTCAGAACTGCTGATACAATTCTTTTTCCTGGGACAAAGCCAACACATTTACCACCATTTTTGAGTTTTTTCCCATTCTTTTTAAATGGCGTTATGATCTCATGACCATTTTCAACCAGATGCCAGTGCGGATTTTTTCTTCCCTCTGCCATAAATTCTTCCAGGATTACACCATTGATATGCTTTACTGGTCCTAGTCGGAATCCTTTTGTAAGATTTCCTGTGTGTTTATCTGTAGCGGATAAAGCTTCTTTTCTTACAGCCTTGCTGAATTCTCTTCCTTCTTTTTTTAGTTCTTTTTCTGCATAATCCGGATACCTCTTTGCTACTTTCTCCAGACTCTCTCGTAATTCATCGAACGTAGCAGTGTCGAATTCAAAATCAATTTCATCTGACATCGTTTTTTTGCTCCATTGTGTCCGAATCGGACACCGATTCTTTTTCTTCTGGTACATCTTCTACTAATCCAAGTTTTTTCAGATCATTTACGACTCTTCGATCGTCACATTCTTTGATCTCATCTTTTTTCATGTTAAATGTACCTACAAATGTTGTTTTCGCTCTTATTTTCATCTTCTACAGCCTCCGCATGCAGTATCAGAAATCTATCCGCTTCGTTTTCATTTTCTACCGAATCAATTCCATACATTTGATCCTTGTATCGAATTTTCATGTTTTTATCAATTCCTTTTCGATATCTGATCGTAAATTGCATTTCTTCCGTTGCTTCGTTTTTCAGAAGCTTGATTGATTCGGAAGATCGGATCATGCGAACTTTTGCCCATACTCTGGCAATTGACTTTTCTTTTCTGATTTTTTGTCCAAGTTCATCCTTATCCCATCCAAAACCATAGATCTCTATTTTTTTATTCATGTCTCCGATGTTAATCATCTTCATCCTCCGAATAATTTTCCAATTGTAACTGCAATAAGATCGTTCTTGCAATGTACGAAATTTTCTCGTTATTCTTTGTTTCCAGGATAGATCGGTTATCATACAATTGCTGCATGATCAAAAACAGTGCAAGTTTCATTCTTGCACTGTTTTCATCAAACTTTCCAACTGCTGCCGCCACTGTTTCACATGCTGCATCAAATGCAAGATTGAATACGACATCGTCTTCTTCAACCTTTAGATATTCGCTCGCTTCTTCAAGAAGCTGTGAACGTACATCAGCATCCATTTATCATCCTTTCTGAGCTGTGATAAACTCTTCAATGATCTCATCTTTCTTTGTCTTTGTAATTGTGTAGCTCTTAGTTGTTGCAAGCTGTTTAATTTCGTCTACAGTCATTGCTTCCAGTTCTGATCTTCTGTATTTTTTTGTTGGTTCTGAGATCTGATCTGCCGGAATTTCTGCTTTATATACCGCCATATCATCGACGATCTGGCAGTCTAATCGTTCACGTACTTTAATTCCAGTCTGGTCTTTACTCCATAAATCTCCTGCTTCTGTAGAAATTCCGATTGTAAGCTTTTCTCTGTCAAACAGTGTGATCGCTTCTTCAAAGTTTCCGCAATAAATCGGCACCTTTCCAGTAGCTCCATTTTTGATCGTCTTATTAGACATAACTGCAACCGGATATGTGCCGAATAATAATCTTTTGGACGGATTTGTTACATCTTTCTGTAAGATGTAATTTCCTTCTTTGTCTTTTAATTTGTCTAACCAGTTAAAACCACTCTGGTTTGTTAACACTTTCGATCCTGCGACTAATGCCGGATCTAATTCGACGTTAAAGATGTTTTTCAGATCATCGACAGATGTTGCTTCAATTTCAAAACCATCCGTCATTTCATCCAATTTTTTAATGATTAGTGCATTTCTTGTTGCTTTTACTTTTCTTGCAATCCAGTTTTCCAGGTAAGAAATAATATTTTCGTCGGAATCCTCCAGCAGTTCATATGTAGCTTTTAAGATTCCACCGAATTTTTTTATCACATACTCAACTTTCTTTAAAACTGGAGTTGCAACATCAGGAAACTGGCTTTCTTCGTCTACTGTATCGAATGGAACTGAATCTGCATTCACTTCGTACACTCTGCTGCCTTTTACCTTTGTTGTGCGTTCTGTCCTTACGATCGTTTCTAAGGCATCTTCGGAACGTCTTAGTGTTCTAATCGTTGTAGAGATATCCGCTGGTACTGTTAAGCCTCCATCTTCGTCAGATCCCTCTTTCATAGCATCCAGCACTTCCATATCTTCCTTTGCAACTGGTTTCTTTTTAAACCCAGCTCTTAATGCATTTACAAGTGCAGATACTACGTTTTTCTTTCCTTTGATTTCGTTTACTTTTCCTGCTGCTGCCTGGTTCTTTACACTATCTCCTTCTTCTTTTTCCATTTCATCAAGAAGATCATACTTCTCCTGAAGCTCCTGCATTTCTTTTCTTGCATTCTTTGCATCTTCTAACTTATCCTGGGAGATCAGATTCTTGATCTCTTCTTTCTTCTGTGTAATTTTTGCTGCAATTTCTCTCTTATCCATTCTGTTTCCTTTCTCCATACTGGTTTAAGCTTTCTAATAGTTCTTTTTTCTCTTTTTCCCTTGCCTGGTACTCGCTAAAAGATTCGTTGAAAATTTCTTTTATATCCTGTCTGCTTAAAGGCCTCTGCTCATCCTTTTTCTTGGCATTTTTACCCTGCGCAGTCAGGCTTGTTGGGACATTTTTGTAACAAAAAAACATGGAGCTTCCGGCACATGCGACTGCATCGTTTGCTTCTTCGACTTTTATGTCAAATAACTCTGCTGCCTCTTCTCCGGTTAACCATGTTTCATCATTTACTTTTTGTTCAATTTCTTCTTTGTCTACCTTGGCTTTTGTCATGTATGTCTGCATTATCGCTTCCTGGCAAGTATCCAGAGATTCTGCATCCTTTCGCAGATCATCCGCATTTTTTGTTGTAAAAAAATAGCTTGCCGATGGCTTATGGATCATAACTGTTGCATTTTTAGGCATTACGATCTCATCTCCTGCCATCATAATGACGGATGCGATGCTTGCTGCTAATCCATCAACATACACTGTCTTGTGTGCATTGTTGCGGCGTAGCATGTTGTAGATTGCAATACCGCCAAACACGGAACCACCGCCAGAATTGATATGGATGTTAATGTTTTCAGTTCCGTCCAACTGATCAAGGAATTTTTTTACATCTCCCGGTGCCATATCGTCTTCATACCATTCGCTCTGCCATGTTTCGCTTACAATATCCCCATAAAAAAACAGATCCGCTGAGGAATCTGTCTGGTTCTTAATCGTCATAGATCCACAAACTTTTGTGTTTCCGTCACGATCTTTGTTATAAAATTTTAGTTCTTTCAAGCACTCGTTTCTCCTTTCTTATATTGTTCTCCTGCCATTTTGACCGGAATAAAGTTTCCATTCATAAGAAGCACGTCTCCATCCGGATCTCTTGGAAGATCTAACAGTTCTCGTGCTTCATTTACCTTACGCATTCCGTTTTGAACTCCCTGAGCAAGTATTTCCATCTGTGTCTTGGAGTCTGTCCTCAGGATCGCTTTTTCGTTGAATTTACAGCTTTTATCTGTTCCTATGTACAATTTGTACGTTAATTCCTCTTCGTACTGTTTCAGAGGGAATAACATAGTATCAACTAAGAATGACAGCTGCTGCATTTCGCTGTTTGCATAGGACGACTTTTCATAATCATTGATCTGATTCGGCTTGACTCCGAACGCTCCTGCAATTTGCAACGCTGTATATTTCTTCAGTTCAAAGAACTGTGCATCTGTCAGCTTGTAATTTAATGGCTGTAGCTGCATACCTGCTGGTACTGGCACAATCTTTCCGGCATTCTTCGGGCCTGAAAGATACTTATCATACTTCTTTTGCAATAATTTGATCCTTGATTCATCAATTTCTCCAGAATACTGTAGTGCCATCGATGCAGTCATTCCGCCTTTGTACAGATTCGACATGTACTGTTGGCTCTGTGATGCCCCTTCTACCACATCTCCAAGCATATCTCGTACCGGGATTCCTGTTAATCCATCTAACGTCATTGACGTTTTAAAGTGCAGCACATCCATTTCTGGAAATACATACATTTCTCCATCCAGCGGATCTGTATATTGATAATAGATCTTGCCTTCTCCAGCAAATATTCCCTTGTTATCACAGATCGGTGTCACGCAATTTGACTGCATAATCCAAAGGCCTACGTTTTCGCTTCCATTCCTGGAAATTCTTCGTTGAATCCATACATATCCATTCCCATAATGATTTCTATTGTTCTCAACTGTTGCAAAGAATATAGATGGTGTCATATGTGGATTCGGTCTTTCATTTAGTAGTTTGGATGTATCGTCCGGATCTGCTCTAACCTTTCCTTTGCTCCCTTGCCATTCATAAACCTTAATTGGCAGTTTCCCCATTGTTTCCGATAAGATTTTCATGCAAGTGTAGTAAGTTACCTCTCGCAATTCACTCTTATTTCTGTATCCAATTCCAAGCCATTCTGCAAAGTCCTCTTCTGACATTCCCTTTGTTGGAGATCCCCTAAACCAATTTGTTATTTTATTTATAATGTTTGCTGCTATTCCCATTTTTCTTCCTACCATTCATTTGCTAAAAATTCATCTAACGCTTCTTGTCTGATATTGTTAAATTCGTGATACCTTGCTAATTTATAGCCACACAGCGTCGCATCTACTGGATCAATCTTCTTGGATGTTGCATCCTTATCGATCTTGATCAGTCCATTATTTTTTTTAATCACCGCATTACTCATTGAGTAATTCAAAACCGGATTATACAAATAGCATACAGTTCCCATGTACACTTCTTCCCTGAATCCCTCTGTTGCTTCATTCAAGGATTTGTGGCTCTGATAAACTTCTTCAACAATATAGCCTTCATTCGATAAATCAATCATGATCTTACTTGCATTTGCCGGATCAAAGCATAATGTCTGGATATCCAGTTCATTTTCTTTGCAAAAATTAAGAACGTAATCCATTACTACGTTTTGGTCCACGATTTCGCTATTTGTTATTGTTATGAATCCTTGTCTCTCCCATGCATCATATGGAACTTTATCCCTGAATACTCTTTCCATTAGTTTTTCTTGGTTTGGAATAAACGAATGAGATAATACAATGTATTCTGTGATTTCTCTTCCTGTCTGGTCCAGTTTCCCATTTCTATACGGAATCACAAACGCTACTGACGTTAAATCAATTTTGGAAGACATATCGAAGCCAACATAAACTGGCTTCCCTTTGATGTCGATCGGAAGTTTTTTCACTTCACATTTCTTCCATTTTTCCATATTCATGTAGCCATTTTCCTTCTGCTGTACCCACATGTTCAGCATTTTTGTTAAAAAGGCTATCATTTTTTCTGGAATTACCTTTGCGATCTCGTAATCTCCACGGATTTTTTCTCGCCCGGCCGGATATGACATTCTGATTGGATTCGCTTTCTTCCAGTTTTCTTCATCTCCAATATCATCTCCCTGGTCAATTTCCATGATGTCAATCAGATATGTATCATTTTCAACATCAATATTAGAATCTAACACCTTGCTGCAGTAATCGTATTCCTGTGTATAGCAAGGATACGTCAGATCCATTCCAGCTGTTGTGATGATCATCAACAAAGATTCTTTTGTATTCGATCCAAGTCCAAGGTCAAGAAACTCTGTTGTTTTGTGCTGGTGGTACTCGTCTACAATCAGCCCGGCTGGGTTCGTTCCGTCTCCAGTTTTTCCATCTTCTTTTGACAATGCTTTTATATAGCTTCCTGTTTTTACATGTGTGATCGCATTATTTGTAAGTTTAAACTTCTTTCTCAATGGCGATCCGTTCAGCATCAGTTTTGCTTCTTCAAATACGATCTTAGACTGATCTCGTTTCACACCTGCTGTATAGTATTCATAAACTTCTTTATTTTTTGTTGCCTGCACAGAAATCTCATACAATGCAACGCCTGCTTCTTCCTGGCTCTTTGCGTTTTTTCGTGCAACCTCTATAAAACTTTTCTTAAACCGCTTATACCCATCCTCTTTTCTTCTCCAACCATACAATTGGCACAAATGAAACTGCTGCCATTCTGTCAGCTTGATCGGCTTTCCTGCTAGGACTCCTTTTGAATGTCGCAGTAAGCTAAACCATTTGATAATTTTTTGTGCTTCCTGGTCGTCCCAGTAAAAAGAGGCTTCCCCACTTTCTTCCCTTTTCACATCTCTCAAGAATCTGCTGCATGCCTGTTTATGCTTCTTGCAAGAGATTATATTTCCGCTAATGCAGTCGGTTGCATACCTGATCAGCCTGTTTTTTACTGTCATATGTCACCGAATTCATCATTGATCTCGTTATCAATGCCTTCTCTCGCAATCGTTGCCGCTTTCAGTCTCGAATCTATCGTGAGTCCACACATCGATGCGAACTTCCTCATCTCCTCTGAATACATTTTTTGCAGATCACACAGTGGATTTTTAACCAAAATTTCGCCATTTTGAGTCGGTTTTTTAATCACTTTATTCTCTTTTTTGAGCTGTTTTGTAACTGAAATATAGTAAGAAAACGCATTACAATAGCACCCCAGGTTGTTCACATCCAGGTTACCGATCACATCAATTTCCATTTTTTCGAACTCTTTTACAAGTCTTTTAAATTCATTTTTAGCCCTGGCATCAATGAGCCAAGTTGGCGGTTTTGCTAGGGTTTCCTTGCCTGTGAGCACAAGTCGTTCTTCCAGTTTTTTGTCTTCCTGTTGTGCAACTGTCAGATTCCCTTTTTGTGTTGCAAGTGGTTTTCGTTTGCGTGGCATTTTCTCACTCCTTTCATTTTTCAAATTTTATATTTAGAATTTTGTGAAAAGAAATCTAGGGCGTGCGGTCTATAGGAATGATCAAAACAATTTGACCACCCCTCCCACCTTTGAATTTTCCTTTTTCTTCCATTTCTCTTTGTATCCAAGAAGCAAGCGGATGATCTCTTCTTCTCTTCCTTCTCTCATTGCTTTATGCACTATGCCGTGGCTCTTGTCGCTTAGCGCTATAAGATTTTCTCTGTCTAGTCTCTTCGCATAGTCTGTCGATATCGGAACAATGTGATGAACCATTGTCGCTGGTATGAACTTGCCATCGTGATAGTATGCGTAGAGATCTATGTACATGTAATGTGCGAGTACATCTTCCTTTGTCAGTCTCCAGGCCTTTGTCTTGTAGAATGCAGCGCGTGTCTTATTCCTTCGGTGCTGATCGTAGTCCTTATCTCGTTCCTTCTTCTGTTGCCGTCTGATCTGCTTAATGCATTCACATGTTGTGCCTGATGGAATTCTTTTCCCGCATTTGCTGCATCGTTTATATATTGGCATTGTATCACTTCCTTCTACTGGACCTCCAGGGACTCGAACCCTAGACCGATCGGTTATGAGCCGACTGCTCTGACCAACTGAGCTAGAGGTCCATATAATAATAAAAAGGAAACAAGATCTGCTGCCGTATGGCTTACATTCTCGTTCCCTTTTTTAATTCATGCTACTATAATAGCACTTTGAATTGTATGTGAGTCCCTTTCTTTCCTTTATTTTCTTTAATTTACATTTTTAGTCGTCCAACTTTTTGGATAGGATGTAGTAAAATTTTCTTCTTTTTTCGTAAAAATAATTTCTTCCGGCTGGTATATTCATTACTGTCTTCAGATACTTATATGTTATTCCTTCTTCTGTTACTGCTTTTAGAATGTACTTATACAGCTGATGATCCGCTTGCTTTGCTGATTCTTCTATCATCTTGCAATTCTTCTTTGCCCATGCTCTTTTTATTGCCAATTCCTCTGTTGCACTCTTTGTTACTCCAGATCCTGTCGTATCTCCAAATTTTGGGCTGCCAACAGTATTTGTTTTGTATCTAAGAATGTCCTTAAATTCTTTGTATCTCATTGTGAAATGATACGCCTGATAAAACGCGTGATTGCTTATGTCCCATTTCTTTTCTGATACCGGTCTTATGTTCTGCATCCTATCTCCTCCAGTCGACGATCTGCTACCTTTTCCGTCCAATTTTTTATTCATCGCTTTTCGCCTGTAATATTTTAGTTTCGTTTCCGAATAGAATTTATTCTTATCTTCTTTCTTCTTTTCTCTTATCGCCTGCATACTTAGTTTCCATGCAACAAACTCTGTACACTTTCTTCTGCATTCGACTCGCTTTTCTCTTTCTCCTCCGTGATCGCATTTAAGACACGGACAATCTTGGTATCCCATTTTGTATCACTCCTTTTATTCAATTCTTCCGGCTTCTTTTCTTTCTCTTGCATTTCTATTTTTTGCTCTATTATCGTCATTTTTTCCCATACATTATCTATTTCTTGTTTTGTTAATACTGCTCCAACCGAAACCGCCATTAATACTGTTAATATTAAAAATCTTAGGCTTTGGTAGACATTCTTTTTATAAGCATAATAAAAATGCATTCCTGCATCTATTACCATTACTGTAATAAGCGCCTTAATTAATAAATCGTTCATTTTTCCCTCCTACAATTTATTTAACGGACATTCTTCATCGCATATCCTTTTATATTTTTCATAATCATTCGGCGTTATTTTTGGATATACGCAATAACCATCACACATCTCAGTTCTAACTTCTTCCAGGATGCCTGTTACTGTCTTCACTCTCTCATGATCCTCTTTCACGACACCTGTAAAATTCTCTGTTATTTGTGTGCCAAACAGCTTGTTATACAATTTATCAATCTCTGTATCATCTAAAGTTTCAAGAAGTTCGCCAGCACTATCACTACATTCTTCTTGATTGCATTTATGCCTGCTGCAATGCTTATTTAATCTCCATATCTTCTGCTCCCTTGTCATAACTCATCCCTCTCTTTCGCTGCGGCACAGAGTGACATCACTGCCACTCCTGCAACTGCTCCAATGAATAATCCGCTTAAAAATCCAATAGTCATATTCTTAACACACCTCTATTTCAAATGTAATGTTAAATTTTGCATAATCGCTCCAAGCATCAAAAATTTAATAGCGTTATAATGATCTTTTTTTATATCGTTATAAAAATATATTCCATAACACATAATCATTACTATCAGCTCTATTATTTGCACCACTCTATCCATAATTCCACCTCTTTCAGTTGTTCCAACCACCGATACATCCGTCAAGTTCTTCATCGTCTGGGTTTGCATGGCACAAAAACCCCTCATTATATTTATTTGTCGCTATATCTTTTACGTGCTTAATAGCTTCTTCTAAATTCATATTCTCTTCTCCTTAACTTTCTTTAACAATTGATAGACACTGTCTTTCTGCATTTCGTCATCAACTTCCTTTAGTGTCGGAATCGGTTCAAAGTCATCGCTTTCCCCATTCATAAATTTAATCAAGGCATCTATGTTCAAGTCATCTATGTAGTTGTTCAATTCCACCATTCTTTTTTCTTCGTCAGTCATTATCTTCTGCTTCACTTCTTCCATGATGTCCATTGCCGTCTTAGGTTCTTTCTCCTTTTCTACTTCTTTTGTTTCGAATACTTCGATTGCTAGCATTCCATCGTCTATTCCGTTTCTCACATATTCTACATTTACATCCAATCCTTTTTCTGCAAGGTATTTAGGTATTCCAAAATCTCGTCCTTGTGTAAACATATGAATTTTTCCTAGCCTGTTTCTAATCGTTGCCATTATTTTTTTGCCTCCTCATCCATCATTCCGCCATGTATTTTTATAATTACATCAACCAGATTTGCTGGTACGTATGCATATATTGTTTCCAATAAATTTCCCGGATCTTCTGCATATGGTTTTAGAGCTTCTTCTTCTACATTTAGCGCTCCGCATTCTACGCATATATATCTTTTTCCGTTTTTCCATTCTTCTTCGCTAATAATATGCTTCGGGATGCTGTTTATTCCGTGTCCAACTTGTACACTCATCTTGAATCCATCTCTGCACATGATCCATGGTAGCGGACGTATATCGTCATTTTTCTCGTAGAATGCCTTTATATATTCGTTTATCTTCATTTTTTCTCCTATTCGTACCTTCCTGCTCCTGCTCCGTATCGGTGCCACGTTGCTCCTGTTTTAACTTTCTTTCTTCTTTTGTTTATCATTTTTTCATGATCGGCGATTATTATATAGCGATACTTGTTATCCCAGTACTCCAGCATTTGTGGACTGATTCCTGTTTTCTTTGCCATTGTTTTGTATGTTATTCCGTCAAATAACATTTGAGTTACAATTCTTTTTTTGTATTCTTCGCTGTATTTTTTGCGATTGTTGTCGTCTACTTTTTCTATCTCTTCGTCTTTATACTGTTTTACCCACTTCCTTAATGTCATCAAGGTTATTTTTGTTTTAGCTGCAAATTCTCTCCTCGTCATCCCTGATGCTAGTAGCGTTCTTACGATGCCTCGTTTAAATTCTTCCGTATATTGCATAATTTTGTTCTCAGACAGCTTAGTTCTTTACCTGATGCAGTGTATTTAACCGTGATCACTGATTCTTTCTTTTTGTCTAATCATGTTAAATCCCTGTGATTCTTCGTTTGTGGTTTGTGATTTGTAAAAAAAACAATAATGATTGTGTTATAAATAAACAGAAACTTGATAATGTATAATAAAACTTTGTTAACAGTTGCTAAAAGAATCTCTCAGGTAAAGAACTAAGCTGTCTGTTCTCCTTTCTGCCTGCTGCCTTTTCTGGCAGTAGGCTAATAGATCTCATGGCTTATACATGATTTCTTTGTTCCTTATGCGTTTGTTAATAGTTACTGTGGTATATTGCAACTGGTCACTGCCAGTAGTGCATCATTTCATTGTGTCCGATTCGGACACCTTTCTTTTTCGGACCTTTTGCTTTGCTATAAATCTTTTTAGTGGTTGTCCATTCATTTTTCTTTTGTTGTTCCCCTCGTTATGCAGTTTTCTCTTTTGCTTTCTGTCTGCACATAATTTAATTTCAACTACTTTCGGATGTATTTTCCCTCTAATTCCGCACACGACCCAAATATTCTCTATTTCTCCCGTTTTCAGTGCAGCTTTTTTTGATTTGCGTTAATTCTGCAATCTTTTCTCCATCTGCAAACATTATTGCTTTTCCTGGCACTTCCTCTTTTTCTTTCAGTTTCTCTTTTATATAGCTTTCATATCCTGGACGCGCATTGATCGTTCCATCTTTTCTGAGTCCTGCTGTTATCTTTCTAAACGCTTCTCTTATCTTCTTTATCCCTTCGATCATTGTTCCTTCCTTTCTGCAAATTCCATGTTCTCCGCCACAATCTCTGTCGTGTATACTTTTGTTCCGTCCGTTTTTATATAGCTTCCTGTCTGGATTCTCCCTTCCAGTGCGATCTTAGTTCCTTGATTCAAATACTTATCTGCAAATTCTGCGTTTTTTCCAAATGCAACACATCCGATAAAATCTGCGTCCTGCTGCCCTTCTCGCTTAAATCTGCGATCTACTGCAAGCGTGAACCTTGCTATACATAGATCTTCCTCGTTCCAGCTTATCTCAGGCTTCCTGGTTAATCTGCCCATTAGTATTACTTTGTTCATGCAACCTCCTAAATCGTGTATGTATCATTCTTCTGTGCTTCTATATCTGCCATCGTCTTAATGATCCCGATTGCATTTCCTTCTGCATCCATTACCACGACTATCTTTTTCTCTTCTCCTTCCATATACACATCTGCGACTCCGTACATACGTCTCTTTCCGAATTTCTTTATCGCGCTCTGCCATATCCACGTTTTTTCTCTTCCGAAGTCAATTACAGCATTTGCGATCTCTCCACTAAATGTGATTGATTCCTTTATGATCGTGGCACTTCTTGTTTCATCTACTACGTCATATGGATTCAGTTTTGCCAGGTCCTCATTTTTTTCATATCGCTTTGGATTTAGCATCAATATTTCCTCCGGAACATACACTCCATATGTTCCGTTATAAATCAATACATGTGTCCCATACTCGCAGATACTATATTCTTCGCGGTCTTTAATTGCATCTATCTGAACTTTATCTCTTATATCCATGTTTATCTCTCCTTTTCATCCAATCCTAAAATGCAGTAGCCTTCTTCCAGTCCTTTAAATCCTTCCAGGACATAGATCACTTGCTTTTCTGTTACTCTTCCTGTCTCTTCTCCGTCATTCATTTCGTGCAGTTCTATGATGTCCCCGATCTTATAGTTTCTATCATTTTTTCGTAGCTCAAACGATTTCTTTCCTGTGTCTACTGCATCGAAAAACATGCTTGCAAGTTTTAAGCGGTGTCTTCGCTCATCTGATCTGATTTCTGGCACTTCTACTTTGTTTGTTTGCGGAATCTCCACACGTTCCGTCTTTTGTTCTTCCGCTGCATCAACATCGAATTGAATCATTTCGCTGATCACATCTGCCATTTTGTTAACTGTCTTTTTAACAATTTCCTCGAAGTTATTTTTGCATAGTTTTATATGACCTTTTTCACAGCTATACCACCCGTCGAACCCATTTGATCCACATAACGTTCCGCCAGAGTGTTTATACCAAGTCTTCATGTATTCTTTTAATTCGGATAAATTCTTTATTCCTTCACTACGAACTTGTCCTTGAATTCTCTCTGCAAATGCTTCTAATGCCTGTTTTTCTAATTCGTTTTGTTCCGGACAATACTCTGGAAAATCTCTTTCCAGATTCATCTGGCCCTCAATTTCTGTTTCTTCCTCTTCTTCGGTTTCGTCCGCTTCTGCTTCCTGCCTTGATTCCTTTAGTTCTGCTTCTCGTTGTTCTTCCAGGATGCGTTGTTTGTACTCTCTTATCTTCTTGACAGTTATGATCTCGTCCGGATACCAACTGTATATTTCTTCCTGTTCATCTTCTTCCAGTCCTGCGATCTCTACAGCTACAGAAAAACTAATTTCCTGTTTTTCTAACAGTTTTCTCAGCTCTGGAATCAAATTATTGTTGATGCTCATTGCATTTGCGATCTGTGTCGGTTTCTTTCCAAGAATCTTTGCTGCTATGTCTCTCAGTCTTCCAGATTCTAGATCGTAGCTCATTATCTTCTCTCCTGCTGCCTTTGCATCTTTCAGTGCATCCGTTAATAATTTGATTCTTTCCAGTTCTTTTTCTGGTGTTGCTTTTCTGTAACTGTTGGAGATGCATAGCTCTATGATCTCTTCATTTTTGCTTCGTGGCTTTCTGATCTGGCATGTTGCTTCCCTAAATTCCTGGAGATCTTCTTCCTCTACCAGTTTCTTTAATGCTCTCCATCTTCGTTCGCCACCGATCAGCTTGTATTCTTCTCCGCTCTGGTTAGGCTCATACATAACTTCTAACGGCTGTAGCAGTCCAAGCAGCTTAATCTCTGCTGCCTTTTCGTCAATGCCGATCTGATCGCTTATGTTATCCTCATTGGCGTAGATATTGTAGATGTCTATATCTTTTGTTCTGAATCGTGCCTTTGGCTTCTCTTCGATTCCTTCTTTGCTTGTCTTATTAAGCATGTCCATTACGTTAAATCCTGCCATGTCTTTTCCCTCCTTTCCTAGTCTACTTTCTGGAATCTTCCAGTCTTCTTGTTTCTTCGCTTTGATTCGATATACGCTTGTGCTGCATTCCATTCTTCGTCTGTCATAATTTCTCTGATCACGTTGTTGTAATCTTTCGCTGCATTGCTTCCTCTTGACATTTCTGGAAGTGGTCTTTTTGCTGTTTCTGCTTTTTCTGCAACAACTGATCTTCTAATTTCTGTTTTGAACATCTTGTCTTTATATGTATCTCTTAGCCACTGTGCTGTATCTTTGTTTGTTATATTCCCAGTTTTCATCGTCATTAAGACCTTGACCTGCTGCCCTTCATGAATTCCTTTTGTCTGCTCAATCATGTTTTCAACCGCATCAATTCCATAACCTCCTGCTTTGACCGGAATTATTAACAAATCCGATGCTTTAACCACATTTAGCACTGTTACATCAAGCAACAATCCACAATCACAGATCACATAATCATATTTGTTGTTGATACATTCATCATTCAGCATTTTTTCAATGCGATCTATCTGGTTTTCCATACTATAGAGCAGTTGAGCGTTTGCCTGCATCAGCCACATGTTTGCCGGGATAATATCCACATTCTCATATCTTGTGCGTCTGATCGTTTCTTCTGTACTTTGCTGCTCCAGTAATATTCCGGCAAGTCCTTTTTCGTTCGGATCATATACCCCCATAGTTCCTGAAGCATTTCCTTGTGCATCTGCATCTACCATCAGCACCTTCTTCCCATATCTTCCTAACAGATACGCCAGAGATGTTGATGTCGTTGTTTTTCCGACTCCACCTTTTAAGTTTCCAACTCCAACTACTTTCATGATTTTCCTCCTAATATGGCTATTTATTTGTTATCTTAGTTTTCTTTGTTTCCTTTTAACCATTTATTTAATTCTTTGCTGCATTTTCCGCAGACGTCATATTCTTTATATCTATTTGCGTTTTTTAATCCCATCCTTTTTTCTTTTACTATTATCTCGTTATATGAATCACTTTTACCGCCAATCTTATTTGATGCTATATATGGCAAAAAGAATCCTCCACACACATCACATTTTCTTGCTTCCATTTTGTTTCTCCTCTGTTTTCTACAATTCAGTTTCTTCGTAAACTTTAATACGTTTTCCTTCAGTTTGCATAAGCATCATGTCTATTTTGCCGATTTCTACTTTGTAACCTTTTTCGGTTATTCTTTCTACAATCTCTTCTATCGGCAATACTTTTTCCATTGTATTCGGATAGTCAAACGCTGCGACCATCTTTATTACTTTTGCCATTTCTTTTCCTCCCATCTTTTCAACACCTGGTTGTTCTCAATCGGCATTATCTCTCCTGTTTTTAGTGTTACATAATCTTCGATCACTTTTAGCGCGATCTCTTGGCTGTAGCAGATAGCAACGAAGTTTCCATAGTCTGCTGCCTGTTTTAAGAATTCCTTCTGTTCCTTTTGCAATCTTCCGTCTCCGTATTTCATTTCGATGTACAAAGATGCGTACTTCCCTTTTGGTACCGGGAGATGCAGATCTGGAACTCCTGCCTTTACTCCCTGCCTTTTCAGAACTGCTGCACTTACGCGATCGCGCTTCCCACCATTTGGGCAGTGATGCAGTAATTTCAGTTCTGGATAGCGGTTCTCCATGAACTTGCAGATCGTGATCACTGCTTCTTGCTCGCTTGCTTCTGTTCTTAGCATGTACTGTTGTCTTCTTGCTCTACTCATCTTTACCCTCCATCGTCTATGTTCCAGGATCTGTATCCATTTTGAACTAAAATGTACTCTACAAATTTATATCCTCTTTCTGTACTTCCTTTTCGTACTCCGCCATTGTTTTCATCGTGTCGTTTGTCTATGTAGTATCCTTTTGGACTTTTTGCATCCTCTCTGAAGAAATCACATTCCCAAATCACATCTTTCTCAATATGTGGCTGTTTTAAATTCCTGGATGGGGGAGTATGTCTTACCCCCGTATTTCTCCATTTTTTTACGTCCTTTTTCTTTTACCAGGTAGGATGCTAGTTTCCCATATTGCCCTGTGTCGTCAAGAAGCCTGATATGGATTCGTCCACGATCCCAGCATTTTTTTATTGTTTTTGTATCCATGCTTTCGATTACCATGTGTATATGTCTTGCACCTTTATCTCCTGTTTCCAGTACATACACATACTTAAATTCTTTTCCAATCTTTTTATACTGCTTCCTTAGATCTCTGATCAGCTTGTCCTTTTGCTTTAACATCTCTTTGTATGTGTCTGGTCTTTCGTCCTTTCTGTAAGAGAATGTTATGAACATGTCTCCTGCTTGGAAGTTGCAGTTTAATTTCCATCTCAGCTGCTCTGTTTGTCTTCTGATGTTTACTTCTTCTTGCTCTGGTCTACTTGGCTCTCCAGTTTTTGCTCTCTTCTCCTTTGGTTTATGCTTTCGGCTATAGTATTTCTTTATCTCTACTGTCTTACCTGCGTACACTCTTCTAATCCAATATGGCATCTTGTCTCTCCTCTTGGTACTGTTCGTTTAATCTATTAGTATTTACTCAAACTTAATACTTTTATCAAGTCGGAAAAGCGGATTCGAACCGCTTACTTCCTTGCTTTTTCGTTTTTAATTTGCTATACTATATTTGTGGTTTTTAATCCACAATATGGCATTGAAAAAGCATCCCAGTTTACTGTTCCGGGATGCTTTTTTCTTTTACTATTTCTTTCAATCTCTCCGGATCATCACATATGTCCTCATATTTACCAAGCTTGTCCACAATGTCCCCGATCGCGCAGTTATTATCCACGCGAATCAGGGAAGCTCTGTATGTATAAGATTTATGATTTCTCATCGTCAATCTCATCTTGATCTCCTTATTCTAAATGCTGTCTAATTGTTATTAGTCGTTCACGTAATTCTACGGCTTGCTCTTCATTCATTCCACAGAATTCCATTCCGTCTAACCCTTCTTTCGTTCCAATAATCAGAACGTTCCCATTGATTGGATGTCCATGAACATCTGTTCCGTACAGATATGAAGCAATCGGATTGACCTGCGCTGTTTTATGATACAAATACTCTTCATCTACAAGCATCATCACTGGATACTGTTCTTCTGTTAGTGTGTATAGCCTTTTTGGATGCACAGTTTCTACAATCTCACATTCTTTTCCTATTAGCTTATAAAACTTATGTAGCTGCTCCATATTCGTTCCTTCTGGATAATCAAGCATCAATACTTTATCGCTCATATTTTTATCATCAAAGATGTCAATATTTACTCCATCCTTGATCAGAATCATTTTCCCTGTCTTATCACTCATTTTCTGCTCCTTTACGCATATCTACGATCATCAATTTTCCTACGATTTCTTTTTGATCAAGCTCAAAGATATACCTGTCTTTAAACTCTATATAATTAATCAGCTCATCTGCCATTCCTATAGCAGATCCTTTCTTTATGTGCTCAATATTTCCATCTCTATATAATTCATTTGGAATCACAGTTTTTTGATATACTATTTTAATGTTTTCCAGTATTTCAACTGCTTTTCTCATTGCAGAGATTGTCGGATTTTCCCCCAGCAAATCTCCTCCCATTATTCCATGCATCTTCATTTGCTCATCATATCTTTCGAGATTATTTTTCAGCACGCTCACAGCTGTACTGACATTCATCTTGCTTTCTTCGTTCCTCTCGTGATATAATTTACGTGGACTTTTATTTATGCCTTGGGAGTTAGCTATGCTACTTCCTTGGCCTTTTTTATTTTTCTCTTTCATTTTTTTCAGCTTGTCCTTTCTGCCCGGAATATTACCGGGCCGTTTTCTTTTCTTTTGCTCCGATAGCTCTGATCACTGTCAGGGCCATCATCTTTTTTTGCTCTTGTGTCAGTTCCCTGACTTCCTGGCCATTCACAAATCGTCTTACCTTGTATCCGTCCATGATTTTCCCTCCCTTCTCTTCATTTTTATTAACCTTTGCTTGTCCGTTATGCTGCATTTGTTGGGTTCTTCTCGTCCATCTTCTGCCTTGCGATCAGGATGTCGATGCTTGCTTTTACGAGCATCATAGACTCCTTGTCCAGCTTCTTAAGATTTTCAACAGTTTCTTTCATTAGCTCTTTTCCTTTGTCTGTCATGCTTTTCACATCCTTTCTTTTGTACCGCAGATGAATCAACACTCCGCCCGATTCATTCACATATAGATAAATAATTCAATAATTACAACGGGGAGGCTCCGCGTTGTTGCGGAGTTGAGATTTCTTTTTTAGGATGCATTCGGGTAATTGCATCCTGATCAGGCGGAGTGTTGATTCATCTGCTGCCTGTTTACTTGTTTTCGTATATCATTTTCTTGACTATGGTATTATTATATCTGCCTTTGGTAAGTTTGTCAACTATTTTTCATTCATTTTCTTGACTATGGTAAGATTTTGTGTTAATTTATACTTATCAGATTGGAGGTGAAATTTATGAATACGCGTTTGCACCATTTAAGAAAAACATTAAAATTAAGTCAAGAAGATTTTGGAAAACGACTTGGCGTTACTGGTGCATCAATTAGCAGACTGGAAAAAGGTGAACGTAACATCACAGAACAAATGATTTTGTCAATATGTCGTGAATTTAACGTTAATGAAAAATGGCTTCGTTATGATGAAGGCGAAATGTTTTTACCATTTGAAGATGAAGTTGCGGAAATGGTATCTCAACTATTAGAGGTATCTAATCCTTTTTATGATTTGATTTTGGATATGATGGTGTCATTCAACGAACTGGATGATAAGGGTAAGCAAGTTATCTGTGATTACACTAGTATACTTGCGGAAAGAATTGCAAAAAGAAAAAAGGAAGATGATTAATCTTCCTTTTCGTTGTGATTGCTGATGATGATATATATCTTCTTCAGATACTCTTCATTTTCAATCGCTACGAGCATCTTTGCAATCTGTTCTTTATACCATTCTGACATATGTATAAACCCTCCTTTCTTCCCATTTGTTAAGGGTATTCGGAGCTGTCCATGCCGAATGGCTTGCTTTCTCTGTATATCTCATCAACTAGGGATAGTATAGCATAGTTTTTCATTCAAATGATTATCTTTATATATTCTTTAGAATTGTTTATCATTTGTTTGTTTTTCTAAATTATATACCTTTTTTTGGTATTTTCGAGGGTTTTCGCCGATACGTTCGGCATGTCGAACACTATGGTATAAATCGGTATGTGTAAAGATCTTCTGGGACTACATCCAATGCTCCAGCGAGTAGGCACAAAGTATGAACTGTCGGATCATGGCGTCCGTTTTCTATGTCATTGATCGTAGTTTTTCCTACGCCTGATAGTTTTGCTAGTTGTCCACTACTTATGCCTTTATCAGTTCTAATCTTCCAGAGCCGATATTCAATTTCAACGTTCACAGCTGTACCTCCTGGTTATTAGAGTGTACAGTATTACAATTTAATATTACTTTTTAAACAAATTCTTTTTGAAGGGGAGGTTTTCATATGGGATTTCGATTTAAAAAAAGTAAACAGATCGCCCCTGGTGTGCGTGTGAACTTTAACAAGAAAAGTACAAGCGTCACATTCGGAGGCAAAGGAGTGCATCACACGATCAGCTCCAACGGAAAGAAAACCACAAGTGCTGGTATTCCTGGAAGTGGATTATATTATACTTCTTCCAGTGGCGGTGGTTCCAGGAACAATGATGATAGTTCTATCAATTCCGCATCGGGTAGCGGAAATAACAGTTCATTTATTCCTGATCCGAAAGGTGATCGAGATGGAAACAAGAAAGGGTGTGGAACATATCTTATTTATGTTGCAATCGCTCTTATCGTATTCATTGTTTCCGAATTACTCACTTTTTTCGCTTCCATAATTGCGATCCCGATATTCATTTATTTTTGGAGACATAAAGAAAAGGCTTATCGTAAATCATTTTTAGCATTTGCAGTCTTTGCATTTATCGTCGGATTAGGATATTCGATTGTTTTAGATATCGATACAATTTCTGTAAAATCTAACAAAAACATTGTCATGGATATTAATTCCAGCAAGAAGATTTCTTACAGTATTGATCCTGAAGGTGCCAACACTGATGAATTGAAGCTTGTCTCTTCTGATTCTGGCATCCTGGTAGCCAAGCTCGATAAAGATAACAGTAAATTTACAATTAATAGTAAGTCTAAAACTGGTACCACAACTGTGTATCTTAAAGATAACAATGCAGACGTAACAAGCAAGAAGATCAAGGTCACTGTTGAAGACAAGAAGGCAATTGCTGAAGCTAAGAAAAAGGCTGAAGAAGAGAAAAAACGAAAAGCTGAAGAAGCTAAAAAGAAAGAACAAGCACGTATTGCTGCCGAAAAGAAAAAATCTGAAGAAGCTGCTAAGGCAACGGAAGAGAGTGAAGAAATGGTATGGGTATCTAACACTGGATCTAAATACCACTCCAATCCAAATTGCAGCGGCATGAGGAATCCAATTAAAGAAACTCTTTCCGATGCAAAGAGCCGTGGACTCTCTCCATGTAGTAAATGTTATTAAATAAATAAAATACCGCCTAGCTGGTAACTAGACGGCATTTAAAAGAAAACCACTTGCACCTGTTAAGTTAACAGATGAGTACTTTTCCCTCGCAAGTTTAAGTATATCATTTTTTCTTGACACTTCGCAAGAGGTGTATTTTTTGTACCAATTTTTAATATTTTGTAAAAAAGGAAAAGGTGATTACTATGAAAAAGATCGCAGCTGCTTATATAAGGGTCAGTACGCATATGCAAGAAGAATTATCTCCAGATGCACAGCTTCGATGCATTAGAGCCTGGGGAGATGCTCATAATTATTATGTACCAGACGAATTTGTTTTTATTGATAAAGGAATCTCTGGAAGAAAAGCAAAGAAACGTCATGACTTTTTACGAATGATCGGACTTGCAAAAACGAAGCCTGCTGCCCCTTTCGAAGCAATACTTCTTTGGAAATTTAATCGTTTCGCTCGAAACCAGGAAGAAAGTATTGTTTATAAATCTATGCTACGTAAAAAATGCAACGTTGATGTGATCAGTACTACTCAGCAAACAACAAACGATATTTACGGAGATTTGATCGAACGTATCATCGAATGGACCGATGAATTTTATTCTATCCAGTTAGGGGAAGACGTTTTTCGTGGCATGACAGAAAATGCCCTTCGCGGAAATTTCCAATCTTCTCCAGCTTTTGGATACAAGGTAGAAAAAGGACTAGGACTAGTCATCGTTGAAGATCAGGCAAATATCGTTCGCATGATTTTTAATTTATATGTCAATACTAGGATGGGATTTTATGAGATCGCTCGTCATTTGAATCGTTTAGGTTATAAAACCAAGAAGGGTGGAGCTTTTGAAGCTCGCGCAATTAGGTATATTATCCAAAATCCAATTTATAAAGGATACCTTAGATGGAACTATGCAAATGGTACTACGCGTGTGGTCAATGACGAAAGTGAATGGATTATTGTAAAATCTCCATTAGTTCCTATCATCGTTTCTGAAGAGCTCTGGGATCGAGCAAATGAACGTTTAAAAAATGAGTATCGTCCTAGAAATGGAAAACCAGTATCAAGGCATCGACATTGGCTGTCCGGGCTTGTCAAATGTTCTTCCTGCGGTGCTTCTCTTTCTACATCTGTGCAATATCGTCGCGATCGCACCTACATTAATTTTCAATGCTATAAGTACCTTAAGGGAAAATGTATGGTTTCCCACGGAATTTCCGAAAAGAAGCTTGTTCCATTGATTTTAAATGCACTGAAAGAAGATATGAATAAATCCTATATAGAATGCGAACGCATAGAAAAGACTACAGAAAACCAGCAAGATATTTTGAATGTGCAGTTGAAACGTTTGGATACCAGGGAATCAAGAAGCAAAGAAGCATATTTGAATGGTATTGATTCCTTGGCAGAATACAAAGCCAACAAGGAAGACATCCGGAAAGAACGTGAATTTCTTCTTCAACAGTCTCAGGATCACAGTGACCAGGAAAATAAGTCTTCTGATCTTCCTGGTAAAATTCGCGGTGTTTATGATATACTTGTATCTGATCAATGCAGCAAGGATGAAAAGCAAGCTGCAATTCGTTCGATCGTGAAAAAAATTGTATTCGATAAAGAAAACAAAACCTTAGATTTCTATTATTATATAAAAGAAGATTGAGTCATGGCCCCTTGATTCCGCAGTATTACTTGGTTTGCAGAGTTTATACGCACTTGCAGAATGGATGACGCAGTGGGGTTCTAAATACTTAGGCGATCAGGGATATGCTCCGATTGAAATCCTGAGATATTATTATGGAGAGAGTATGTACATCAAT